TGGCTTCAAATCAAACGAATCCAGCACCAGTTACTACGCCGTCGACGCGGCCAGAGTTATTCCTTCGCTCGTAAAAGCCTACAGACTCACCGGGACAGTCGGATATCTAAACGCTGCAAAGCTTGCAGGGAACACTTTTCTCTACAATATGCAGCATCCGCCCACGCCTGAAGTACACGACAAGTATTATGGTGGATTTGCCCGAGCCGTCACAGACACAGACGTTTGGCTTCCCGAAATTGACACAGAAAACCTGTACGGACTCACAGCGTTAAAGCTGCTAGTTGAGGAAGACCCGTCTAACCAGAGCACGTACGAAAGCATCATGACCGACCTTGTGGGCTTCATGCGTTCTGGTTTCGAGAATCTCTATCTTGAGTATCGACCGCTTCCGAGCGGTGACGGAGCGTGGCACAGAGTCGGCTTGTCTGAAAACGAAATCTACGATGATCCTTTTGCCTACGCTCTCCTCGGCTTATACGACTACGAGGGTTGGAGCCTAACCGCCCAGAAGGTTTACAGCGCAATCAACACGATTCGAGCCAGCGCACAGTATCCAGCCTACAATCCGGCTATTTGTTGGGCAGGCTACATGGATGTCACAAGCCGTTTTCCAGCATGCGACTACTACGACGCCGTGACTTCAGGAATTCTTTGGAAACTGCGCAAACATCATGACAAGTCCAGCTACGAGTTCAGCATGCAGATTATCGACGCGCATCAAAGCGAATTCATGTTTTGGGGCGCTAAGCATTCTGACTACAGTTATGTTGAAAACAAGCAGGCCATGGCAACAGTCGCGTGGCTTTCTCTGCTCTTCCTTTACTACGAGGATCCCATAACCCGTTTCACCCAGATTCTCCGTTCCAAAGGCGAAAACGTAACCCTATACCCCATACGAGAAGCGTCAGACACCGTGTCTTATGGCGAAAGCGTCGACATCAAAGCCATTGTTTCTCCAGCTCGCGTCGAAGAAATCATGCCAGAAGCAGGCCACATAATAACCGACTACCTCGCAATCCACGTGTTTGCGCCTATTCGCAGCCGAGACAAGATCCGAAGGAAAGGAGTCGACTACGAAGTAACAGAGCTCCAAGAATTCGACTTCCAAGGCGACACTCTGTACCGCAGAGCCGTTTTGAGGAGGCTTCGCGGTGCCTGAAACTGAAGACCCAGTAAACACGCTCGTGCGCTTGCTCAAAACCAACATACGAGTGGTAAATGATGACGGCAGCATCGCCAGCATATGCACAAGCCGCGAATGGTACGACCGAGAACTACTCAAAAACCAAGATGGTCAAGTCACGGTGGGTTTGCGGCAGCCCAGCCAAATCAAGCCTCTCAGCCTCAGCCACTCGTTGACTCAACGCATCCTAAACTTCAAAGTTGACTCCTGGGTCGTAGACAAAACTGCAAAACAACCTGGCATGAGAACGCGCTCCAAACTGCGCGAAGAAGTTCTCCGCGTTGTTCGCCAGAAACGGTTCAAGCCAAACGAGACACTATACGATTACTATGGCTTAGGCACAAGTGGACCTCACGACGCTTATCATGCTTCTTCCTCATCTGAGCTCAGTCCATCTTCCGTAAGCTGGGTTGAATTTACCGCCGTGCAGTATCAAGCTCTGTGGTACAGTGACGACACCCGTTTCAGCAAGTCAACCTCCGTAAACCTCGAATACGCCATGACTCTCTTCAAAGCCAAGCTGGAAACGTCAAAGTACGATCCGCATGAAAACAACGTCAAGAAAATCGTCTTGAGTTTTGAGGGCTACGGAACGGCTCCAGCCGGCAACGGCGTCACCATGAAAGTCTGGAACCACCGCACTGCGGCTTGGGAAAACGCGCAAACTGGCACAGCTGGAAGCGATGAAACAATCACTATCACGTTAGCCTCGAACATAACTGACTATGTTGAGATGGATTCCTCCGGTTTGGGCTATGTCTATCTTCTTGCGAGGACCACTAACCCAAGCGACGGCGTAACACCAGTTGTCCTCTACTGCGATTATGTGAAATGCGTCTTATCGGTTGAAGGCTTGTCTCACGTCAAGTTCGGCTCGTTCAATGATGCTGACGACGTGTCTGTCAAACCGTTCTTGCTGCACACTGAATTCCATGTCATTGGTTGGATGTTTGAAAATGTTCCAGAAACATAGGAGAAAGCTGAAAACATGAGCGTCTACGGAGCCCACGAAGCCAAAATCTACTACGTGCAAGAATCCACCTATGGAGTAACTCCGACTAACCCGAGCATGCTTGGACTAGCCACAGTCGATAACGTTGAACCCGCATTAGACCCGGGCTTGCTCAAGATAAGAGGCATAGGCTCAAGAGACGTCCAGGTCCTGCGCCGAGGCTTACGACACGTTGACTTGAAAGTGGCGTATGCTCTGCCAAGTGAGGCGCCCATCAACTTTCTGCAGCATGTAGCGACGTTGTACTCGTTGAGCATCGAGGTCTTCTACGAGAAAGCCAGCGGAATCATAGATTTGCTTCACAAAGGCTGCCGGCTTGACAAGGCAACTGTGGAATGCAGTGTTGAAGACGTGGTCAAGGCGTCTGTCGACGTTATCGGGCAGGATTTGGCTGTGGGCACCGCGAAGATCAGTGGAGCCAACTACGCTGACTATAGTGGTGCTGTGCCTTTCAACGAAAGTTACGTGCAACGAGGCGCAGGGGACGGCTCAGGTCTAGCCGCAGTTGACAGGGCCACAGACTGGAAGTTCACCGTAGAAAACAACCTCAAACGAATGCCGGTGATCCGAAGCACAAGCGGACACCTGCTCAAGTATCTTCAAGAGCGTCATAGAGTCCTCTCTGGGGAGTTGACTTTCGAGTTTGAGAGCAAGCAAGAATACGATGACGTGGTGAACGACAGTGAGTTCAGCCTCAAATTCGGTCTAGGCGGGTCGAATAGTGCCCTTTTCAAGTACTGTAAATGGGAGAAAGTTGGCTCACCCACGAAAATTGAAGACTTGGTTTCTCTGAAAGCGCCCTTCGTGGCCAGAGACATTGCCATAAGCTGAGGGAGGTAGCTAAGGATGAAAAAAGTAATTCTCTTAATCGCTTTGGTCGTTGCTTTCTTGCTTGGCTCGGTCTCAACGTTTGCCGTTATGGAGTGGACTCAACGCGTTCACAATGTTGCCAAAGTCAAAGTTGTAGGCGTCGGCATCTACAAAGACATCAATTTCACCGTGTCCGTCACCGAGATTGACTGGGGCATGATAGAGCCCGGGGAAAGCAAGAATTTCTCAGCCTACATCGTCAACAAAAGCAACGTACCAATGACTCTGACGATCCGCACGGAAAACTGGAACCCGTTGAACGCCAGCGCATTCATGACATTGTCGTGGAACTACAATGGAACCCAAATCGATGTGGGCGGCTCTGTTCCCGTGACTTTGACGCTTCAGGTAGCCCAAGCAGTTTCAGGGATTGAAAGCTTCAGCTTCGACATCGTAATTGTTGGAGTGGGCTAAGATGAGCGTTGAAGTCAAGGCAATAGAAGGCTTCGGTCGAGATGCACACTTGAGAAGAAGATGGATGAAGATGTGGGAGGACCTAGGAGAACGAATACTGAACATGCCCGAATGGATGCAAAACATTGTGCTGGAAGACGTGAACACAGCGATAAAGAACCGAGTGGCCACGATGGAGATGATTAACAATGCGCACAGAAGAAGTTGAGTTAGACAACCGTTACGGTGAGCAGTATGCGGGTCGCTATGTCTTTCAGGAGATCACGTGGGCTAAGAGGAGCCGCATTATCCAAAAACACACCAAATATCACCCAATAACTGGCCAAATCGCTAGCAGCGACTTCGTAGCCATCCAAGCAGAGACCATATGGGCTAGCCTAAGAGAGCAGCCGGCAAGCAAGCCTATCACCTTAGAGAAGCTGCTGGGCGAAGAAAACGGCGTCCCCATCGAGCTAGGCGAACTCTTCTCCAGATTAGCTAACAAGCTTTGCAGTGTAGCGTCTGATGAGCAGCGTTTTTTATCCGAGCCATCCGCCGAGGCAAACCCCACCCAGCACTCACAGAATTCAGGCTCGCCAAAGAATTCGGATGGACCCCACTACAAATCAGAAAGCAACCAGCCCGAGCCATCGAGCAATTCATCCTCATCCTAGCTGAGGTAGATCGACAAACAGAGCAAGAAGTAGGCAGAGCAAAGCGGGAGGCGCATGTGCGTGTCGGTTGAGATGCAGGTCGACGTCTACGGAATTCCTGAGCTGCGTTTCAAACTGGATCGCTTAGACCAGAGCATGAGAGCCCAAGTGGATCAAGCCTTAGATTTTGAAGTTCGAGCCATGCAGACCCGAGCTCAGAGCCTAGCGCCCAAACGCACTGGTTACTTGGCTTCAACCGTGTTTGCAGAGCGAGTCAGAGAATGGACCTTCAAGCTAGGAGCACGGGCACCTTACGCCTTGTTCGTTGAGTTTGGAACCCGCAGGATGCAAGCTAGACGGTTTCTCAGCAGAGCCCTAGAGTTAGGCATGCCCGGGCTAGTCCAGCACGTGAACCAAGCTATTCAAACCGCGATAAGAGAGGCTTCTGGCTAGTGTCGTTCCATGAAATTTCCATAGCGGTACGGGCTGAGAACAGGGCTAGCTACGCTTTTCGTACAATCGCCATGGACACCATACACCTAGCTTACGCTTTCGGAGCGCTAGATTCCCAAACTGGTCGCATGCTCACGGGAATAATGACAGCCGTGCATCTGTTCACCAGTCTTAAAGGCGTCTTAACTGCCACGTCGATAAGCCAGATTGCTCACACAGCCTCCACATACATTGCAGCAGCCGCAACATGGATTCTGAACGCTGCCTTAGCCATGAAGATCGCATTGCTCACCCTCGGAGTTGGCCTAATCGTTGCCACAGCTGCTTACATGGCTTGGCTTGCTTCAACAACCAGAGACGCTGCGTCAGCTCAGGCTGAATACAACGCAGAGCTAGAGAGAGCTCCGACTCGTTCCATCAGACGTGCTGGAGAAGAGGAATACTACCGCAGAGGAGTTGAATATTGAGCCTAGCCCAGCCTGTCTGCGCCGTTGTTTTCGGCTCTGTGACTCCGCCTCAAGCCGATGTCCTCGAACTGAGAGTACACCTAGGCGCTACTGACGAAGTTTCCAGCTTTGAATGTTTGCTGCAGAATTTTGACAAGAAGTACAGCCCGGGCGGGACCTATCCGATCAATCTCAGCGATGATGGGAGCATAAGCATTGGGCGAGGCGCTAGCTGTCCTCTAGTGGCCACGGTCACGGTTGAGGAGACCAAAGCGCTTTCAGATTCCCATGGTGAAAACTATCTGCGAGTTCTAGGGCGGTGTTGGGGAGAACGCCTTTTCAGGAGAGTTGTGACCAAAACTTACGAGAATCAGAAGGGCGAAGCTATCGTCAAGGACCTCATCGACTATTTTGTGGGCCTAAGCCATGTGCGTAGCTCAGTTGAACTCATAGAGAACACTGATACCACGTACACCAAGCTCGAGTACGAGAACACGCCTGTCTTTGACATTCTGAAATTCATAGCAAAGAGCGCCGATTTGGGCGGCGTGATCGGATTCGATTTTAGAGTAGCCCCAGATGGCAAGTTCGAGTTCTTCGCCAAAAACAGCAAAACTTCCTCTGTCAGCCTTTCTGAATGTCTTGACATCAGCGAGTACCGAAAGAACATTTTCTGCAAAAGAGACAAGATCTACATCTACGGCGCAGCTGAGAAGAAGAACCCGGCAAACGGAGACTCCTGGACTGAGACTCTCGACATCAACACGGACTCAATAAATGACTGGGTCAGCGGCACTGGAACAGGCTCAGTCTCTCTTGACGGTGTAACCAAAGCCGTTGGGTCTTACAGCATCAAGCACACAACGGGCACCGCTGACTATTATGGGCGGCTTCGCTTCATTCTTCCGTCAGGTTGGCAGCCAAACTGCAACACACATCCAAGCCTTCTGTTTCAGATCCGCAGAGAATCGGCCTTCAGCGGACAAGCCACGATAACCCTCAAAGATAATGACGGGACATTGGTCTTCAGGGAATTTCAGGTCCAAGCTGATAAGTGGCTGCTTCAGAAGTTCAATGTTGGCAAGAAATACGCGGACGAATGGCAAGGCGACGTAGCGAACTTCAACTGGGAAGTTATCAACGAGATCTGGTGGGACATGCACTTTTCAGGAACGGGCACTGGCAGCTTCTGGGTTGACAACTTCTTCTTCAACAGCGCCCGATGGAGTGCCACGTACGGGTCGGGTTCTCGGGAATATCCTGAAACCGATGAAGAACTGCACAGCGATAATGAATGTTTACTTAGGGCTAAAGCCCTGTATGATAATCTCAGCAGCCCCGCGGAGTACATTAAGGTTTCAAGTGATGTCATCGATTATGGAACCGCGCCAATTCTCGCCGGCGACAAGATTTGGGTTACGTTGCCAAACGAAAACGTTGATGGTTACTACCGTGTCGCGCCTATAGAGTACCACCTTATCGCTGAAACCCAAACACTGGAAACAACGTTAGAGCTCGGTAAGGGACCGCCTTTGCTTGCGGACTACTTGTACGCTTTGAGAAGCAAGACCGCAAGCGTGGCACGATACAAAATCGGGAGAGCATAGCCATGAATAGGAAACTTATCGCTCAGCTCAAGACTTTGTGTGCAGGGTGTTTGTTGCGGGTCGATTGGTGGGACGCAAGCACGGGAAAAACCGTCATGAGTGGCCCTGTCGACATACCTGTCACCAGTTGGGGCGTGTTCGTTTGCCTATTTGGCGACAAGAACCAGTACATCATCTTGGCTCAGAACAACTTCCGCATGAGTGAACATCTCTACGACATCGACTACACGGCCATCCCTGTTGCTTGGACCACGTCGTTTCAGGTTCTTAACGTTGCTGTGATCAAGACGGAGGAAGCGGATAAACTTCTTCATTCGTTTGTGGCCGGAGCTAGAAGGCGCGGCCAGGTCTCAAGTCGTGCGCAAATGAGGGCTGTTAATGGTTCATAGAACTTGGAAGGCTGAAGAAGAAAAAACCCTGATCGAGGAGTTCAAGGATGCTGGCTGTTCCACGGAGGCGATTCCTAAGCTGGCCAAACGCTTTAATCGATCACCTGAGGCGATTCAGCAGAAACTCCGTAGGCTTGGCGTCTATGGTTTAAATGTTGTTGGATCACGGGCGGAAATTACAACAACATTTGAGGAAGTGAAGGAGCTTCCGAGCCCACAGGAAGTGCTCAAAATAGTTGCAGGCGCCTTGAAGAAAGCATGCGAGCCCGGACTCGGCAAAACGGAATTGCAGCGCCTCGACGTGATCGTGACCCTGTCCAAAGAATATCGGGATGGCCTTCGCGAGTTTGTGAATTATCGACAGATTGAGGCTAAGCTTATGGAGCTTGA